ATATCTTTAATTTTCATTATTAAAATGTAAAGATAACAAAATTAGACAATTAAATATAACAATAATTTAAATAGCACATAAAAAAGACGCCTAAGCGCCCTTTATTTCATCCCTGCCTTGCCAGCTTCTCAGCCTCAACAAACGCATCATGAAAACTTACTTTATCTGAAAACCAAAACTTATAGGTCTTGTCGCCGATTACGATTGACTGCTGAAAGTAATCGTTTGGGCCTTTCTCTACAACTTGACCGCTCTGTTCGCCACCGATGCAAATATTCATGTGTTTTCCTATTTATCGGTGGGAGTGTAGCACTAAACGGTTTCTAAAAATGTCCAGACAAAAAAAATACCCACGTATTGGAATAGATGGGTATTGAAATCAATTATTACGCGTAAAAAATAATACAATAATGATCAACAGAAGGACAAAAGCAATCATGAAAAACCAATTGATGCTCATTCAAATCCCTCCAAGAATAAGTTATTAGTACTATGAGTTACTAGAAAATAAGCTTAGTAAAAAAATACCCACTTAAGAGGTGGTCTAAGTGGGTTTAGAATCCAACTAGCTATTTACGCATAGTTTTCAACTATAACTAATATTTCATACTTTTCATTTAAACGCAAACTTTTTATTTAATTTAAGTCTTTTGTCATGCCCTGCCAAATAAAACTCACCTGCGTAAAGCATGCTATTGATTGAGCTACGACTCAATTTAAATCTTTCTGCCATTTGATCTAGGCTTAGACCACATACCCATTTTTCAATAAACAGATTAACTGCTGGCTTTGCAAATTTACATATTGTTTTTGAGTGCTTTAAATCATAAATCAATTTTTCAACCTGCAGCGCTTCAAAATCACTGATTTCAATAATTACCTGTTTTGAGTTAGGTCTTATTTTTGCTTCTTTCTCACGAGATAACCAATATATCTGGTTTATCTCAAGCTGATCAGGCTCATGCCCTCCACGCATTCTGTTAATTGAGATCCAAGCGCCATACTGTTTAAGCCATTCCTCAAATGTGAATCTTGACCATTCCATAATTTCAATTTTTGAGTTCATTAAGCCACCATCAAGTCAGTATTTAAATTTTGGTCATTATTTGTCATGTTCACAGTCCTGCCATCCCAGATTTAAATTTTGAAGATTTCGTTGTTTGTAAAGCGTCACTCTCCTCATTCTCTGTAATTCCTCTAAAACGGCACACTTCTAGCTCATCACGTACTCTCACAATCCCTTTTTTTCCATGTCGATTTTTAGCGACAATTAGTTCAGTAATTCCTGTCGGCATCTGATCTTCTTTGACTAAAACTGGATTTACAAAGATGATTTGATCTGCATCTTGCTCGATCTGCCCCGATTCTTTGATATCTGATGGTTTAGGTCGTGAATTCTTTTCTGAGTCTCGATTAAGCTGGACCAATGCAATTACTGGGCAATTAAATTCTTTTGCCATTGCCTTAAGTTCACGGCTAATAGAGGCCACTTCTTGCGTACGATCTTTTTTACTTGGATCCCAAATCAATTGGAGGTAATCAACAACAATGCAACCAAGACCAATATTTTTAAATTTCCGTTTAGCTTTTCGAGCATAAGAACGCACTTCACTGATTGATGGTTTCTGTTTTGGCTCGATCCAAATTGGAAGTTTTTTATATGCTTCCTTGGTGTTAGCAAACTGCTCCAATAATCCGTTATACAATTCAGCATTGTGGATATTTGAGTAAGGAATAAGACCTAATGCACTAATCATTCGGTTTGATAAGGTCTCATCATCCATTTCAGCTGATACAAACAACACGCCTTTTTTTCCTATAAAGGCAGTATCTAGTGCAAGCATTTGGGCTAATGTTGATTTACCTGAACCAGGGCGACCACCAACCACACATAAGTGTCCATTTCGGATTGTGCCAATTAGATTATCTAAGTGAGGCAAATTAAATCGAACACCAGTAGATATTTTCTTATCTCTGTCTTGAGCTTTCTGGAACATCTGAGCCAATGCGTTCTCAATCGCATCCTCAAAACTAATACCTTGCTTGTGTTGCTCTTGACTTTCGTTTTGTGTGAGTAAACTCTCTGCCTCAGAAAAAACATCAACCAATGTTAAATCCTGAGCTAAGCTCAAATACTTACGACCAATTGCCTCAATCTCACGGTGCGATTTAAGTTTATTCAACTGAGAAACATATGATTCAAGGTTGTAAAACGATGATGCGGATTCACCCAAAATTTGCATTAGGTACTCAGCACCACCTGCAGTTTGAGTCCATTTTTTCTCATTCAGCTTTTGTTCAACAAGTAACACATCGTATGGCTTATTTTCATTGGAAAGCTCAAGGATTGATCTGAATATTAACTGGTGTCTTTCAGCGTGGAAGCTCTCAACTGATAAATCATTGATAACAATTTCAAGAGAATCCTTGACAGTCATCAAGGACATCAAAACGCATTGCTCCATCGCAATGTTATGCAAATCACTCATCACCAAGCCCCCTCAATGTCTTTGTATTTTGATAGATCAATTGGTTGACTGGGTTGTGGATTTTGTTGCCCTGTTGGATTGCTCATCTCAATAAACCGATCTAACTTACCAGCATCACGACAAATCAACTCGATATCTGTGTACTTGTTCTCAACGTGATAAGCCGATTTAGAACACCCAATAATTGCTTGTTTGATTTGTTCTACTGCATACCCTTCCTTAAGTCTTGCGTGTATCTTGGCTTTGCGCTTATCGCTCAATAGAGTTTGATTTGATTTCGCAAGTGTGGTTTTCCAAAATTCAAATATTTCTTGAATCTCTTTTTTGAAGTTTTGATTTTTGGCAGGCTCAGGTTCACCGCTAGGTGGACATATGTTTTTATTATTATTTATATTATGTTCCCTTATATTATGTTCTGTTCCCTTAAGAGCATTTTCCGACGGAATTCCAGCGGAATTATTCTGTGCTTCTTTTGGAACGACTTCGGAAACGCTAACATGTTCTTTTGGAAAGTTATTGGAAGCAATTTGGCTTTCCGATATTTTTCGTGTGGAATCATTACTCCAATCGCTAGGCATTCCAGCAGATACCCACACATCAAATGATGGAATGGTAATTTGTTGGTGCTCAGGAAGTTGTTTATTTGCCTTGCGAATACGGTCAGCAAACTTTTTATAACTGTACTCTCGTTTTGATTTCCAGCTCTCTAAAGCCTTTTCAGAAACCACAGGATGGTAGTAGCGATTATCATCACACAGTATCCAGCCATGCAAAGCTTCTTCCTTGAATTTTTCCCACTCTTTGACTACACGGCCAAATCCAGCAAGGTTAGATAAAACCCGGTCATCGTTAGGGATGCTTCCAGCCGGTACTTGATGCCATGACGCACACATAAGCAAAAATCCTGCGCGAAATGCTTCAGCTTCAACGAGTGCTGTAAAATCACTATCACGGAAGCGAACCACATCTAATGGCATATACTCAAAATCTCTAAGGTCTACATTTTCGAGTACCAGAGGTTTTGGAAGTTGAGAATTATTTTCAGTTTCACTCATCATAATTTACCTTTAGCCTCGAACATTTTTCTATAAGCCGACTCAAAGCGATGGATTAATCCAAATTTGTACATGTTGATACGCAACTCTTCGCAAGTATCTGCAATTGATTTTGATTCTTCAGGCTTACAGATTCGAATAACGCCTAATGCATCCTCTAATTCAGTCTAAATCTTTTTGTATTCCTCAAGTGCATCCGAATAAGCTTTGTGATCAATCCACCATTGGTCATCATTTGCATTGTCTAAATCTTGTGCTAATATCGGTTTATTCATTTTGGTTTGCTCCAAATGTAAAACCGCCTCTGCTGTAACAGATGGCGGTTTTATTTTTTTGATGAGTCGAAATTAATTAACTCACTTTCAGAAGATCTCAATTCAATCCAAATATCTTGATAAGTAGATGGAAAGAGCTCTTTTCTTGTACATACCCCCATGTCTTCTGCTATGACTGCAAGCCTGATTTTTCGATCAGTAGGTATTGCGCTCCACCCTGATACAGATGCAGGTGTAATACCTAGGAGTCTTGCAACAGAGTTAACTCCACCTAAATTTTTAATAAGTTGAACGTCATTCATTAAACTCTCCTTACATCTCAATCATTATTAGGCATACCTAATTTTAAATCAATAGGTACACCTAATTAAATTTATGTTAGGATTACCTAACTTTGTGAGGATAGTTTATGAATACTCTTGCTGAACGTCTAAGATATGCTATGGAAGTTTTACCAACTAAAAAAATTAAAGGTATTGATTTAGCACGCGCGGTTGGTGTTAAGCCACCTTCTGTAAGTGACTGGCTTTCTGGAAAATCCAAAACTATGGAAGGCGAAAATCTTCTAAAAGCCGCTGACTTTTTAAAAGTCAATCCAGCTTGGTTGGCAACAGGATCTGGATCACCCAACGAAAATCTAAACTCTATTTCTAGCAATCCAGAATCACAATTTAAAATATTAAATATTGAAGCTTTCAAAAAGCAATACAACATTCCAGACAGTGAAGATGCAGTTTTATTTTCAAACATGACAGAAAAGCCACTTGTAATTAGAAAAAGATGGGTTCCTGTAAAAGCCTATAGCAAGATGGGAATGGATGGATTCTTTACAGATATGGGATATGAAGGCAATGGTGGTGATGGATATGTACCAACACTAGGAGCTGGTGACAAATCTTATGGAATTAAAGGTACTGGTGATTCCATGTACCCTGCTATCCGTAATGGATGGTATGTGGTTTGCGATCCAGATGCAGAATTAACTCCAACTGAATTTGTTCAGGTTTGTTTAAAAGATGGCCGTTGTACGATTAAAGAATTAATTGGTATTAACAACAATGTTTTGAATTTACTTGCCGTAAATGGTGGTGAGAGAATTACATTTGATATGGATGATGTAGAGAGCATTACTGCAATTACTGACATTATCCCACCAAGCCAACACAAGCAAGAACACCCTGATTCCATGTGATAATCAAAATTTTCTCTTGTTAATAAATTAAGCTTATTATGAAATAAGATACTACTAATCCGTTTATAACAACCTGCTTTTAGCAGGTTTTTTTGCGCTAAAAATTAGGCATATCAAAATAATTAGGAATACCTATTGACAATAAAATTAGGCACGCCTAATATTTATAACAAGAAACACAAAAAGCCCCACACTGTGGAGCTAATTTTAAAACCTAATGCCATTCTCTGTCGTCGACCAAAATTTCAGAGATGCATTACTGTAACTGGTGATTCATTATGAACCAAAATACAAATATTAGTCAAGTTGGTAAAAGCAACAACTTAAACGAACGATTAGACAATTGGCTTAAATGTGAAGAGTCATGTCACTACTTCGCTATTCAAATTAAAGGTAAGGAAGTACATCCATTTGGTTTTAAAGATCGCCCTTTTTACACCTTGGATCAAGCTAAAACTTATTTGGAACACCTTAGATTGTCTAATCCAGATATTGAATATGGCATCTGTTCTGGCGGCATTGATGTTGATGCTATTGATTTTGAAAATCTTGAAGCACCTATGTGGCATCGAGTATGGATGAATCTACATCAAGTGCGCTTAATAAAATTAAACATGTCGAAAAAGTCAGAACAGAAATTATCTAAATTAATTCAAAATTATGATGAGGTTATTGCTTGGCAAGTTGCCAATAATACAACTGAATTTTGTCACTATTACTATGTTCAGTCTTGTGATAACGAATCAATTGCGACGAGTTCATCATACACGCCAGATATATTTGAAGCATTAACTACAAAAGTTTGCTTCGAAAAAACAATGCCAGGTAGAAGCTTTAAGATTAGCCGTGGTCTAATTTCTACAGACTCATTGCTGTCAATGGATGGTCGCACAGCGGATTTTTTTCAAGGATTCATTGATTACCACAAGGAAAGAATTACAGATATCGATCCTGAATATATGGTAGATCGTGAAATTGTCACCGAAACAAGAACAGTAAAACGGTGATTCCAATGACTGACCTTTCTAACCTACCAATCAAAACTAAGCAACTGGCTTTTGTTTTATGGCTTCACAAGATTGGCTATAAAGGCGTTATTCGCCCATGTGGAACTTTCGAGTTTCAATGCCACGTTGTAAATAAAAGATTCCCTAGGAACGTGAAAATCGTTCCGAACTGGGGATTTAATAAACCGGCTAAGCAATTGTATGCAGAATTTTTAGAGCATTTGGAGGCGCCAGAATGAAAAGATTAATTTTGCCATGGGCATTATTGCAATCAGCTTCAATTTGTTCAGCTAAAAATGACCCACGTAAATACTTAAATGGTGTCACTTTGATTGATGGCCATATTGTAGCTACAGATGCAGAACGTGTTTTTTACTGCAAATATGATGAATTACCTAAGCTGAAAAAGCCTTTAACTATTCCACTCAAGGCAATTAAAAACCTTGAGAAAAAACTAGATAAAACACGCACAGATTGCTTAGTTGAAGTTGTACATCATACCGATGGTTTGGCTTTGAATGTAAATGACGTTGATCTAGAGGTATTTACCCCAGTTGAATCAATATTTCCTAGCGAATGGCAACAAATGATTCCTGTTGATAATGGAATGCAATACAAAGGCGCATCACCTCATTTTCAATGGAAGCACATGGTTGATTTTCAGAAGATCAACAAGCTATTAGGTGCAATAAATCCCGATGACACATATCTAAAACCAACAGGTATAAACACCCCTGCCCATGTTTATTTTTATGGTAATGATTATTCAGGTGCCAAGGGTTTGATTATGCCAATTAATGGACGGAGTGAAGCGTAATGAAGTTTAAGAAAACTATTGAACTCCAATACAACAATCTTAAAGCTACTGCACTTTGCAAAGCTAAAAGAGATGTTCGTTTTTACCTTTGTGGTGTCTATGTTGGAGATGGTTTTGTTGCGGCTACTAATGGACACATGGCTTTGATATGCAATGAACCTGATTCAGTTGGTATGGATCTAATAATACCGGGTGAAGCAATCGATTCATTGATTAAAAAGGTGGGCAACTTTCCAATTACTAAAATCACAAAATTACATCAAGTAGATAAAGAATTTTGGCTACTTGAGCACAACGGAACAGTTGAATTATTTAGACCTATTGATGGGAAATATCCTGATATTAAACGTGTTGATATTCCTAAACCTGTTGAAATCCAATTTAAGCATTACCCCAAGTTTAATCTTGATTATTTAAGTATTTTTCAGAAAGTAGCAAAGGTTTACAAGCAGGGTTTTCCAGCATTCTATCCAACCACAGAAAACCATAGCGCTTATGTAGAAATTACAAATGATGTTCACGGCATTTTAATGCCTCTCAGGGTTTAAGGGTGAATCTATGTCTAAATTCAAAATTGGTGACATTTTACGAGCCAAATTCACTGGTCATTATTGTGGAGAGGTTGAAATCTTCGGGCGTGTGCGAGAGTTCAAGGGAAAAATGATTTGCTGTAATGAAATCAACTCTGAAAGCCCATTTTTCTGTTATGAGGATGAAGCGGCAAAAGTTGATTTGCCTGAAAGTGTTTTGAAAAGTTTAGGAGAGATTGCATGAAATGGATAAGTGTAAATGAGCAACTCCCCGAGCTTGGTGTTCCTGTCATGGCTGGCAGTAAGTCTTTTGGTTTAGGTGAGTTTGATTGGTGGTTTTTCGAAAGGTTTGCAGATGGTGATGTGTGGCTATGGTCAAGATTGAATTCTTCATCTTTGCGCGGTGATTTTGAGTGCGATGACGATTATCACATCACTCACTGGATGCCATTGCCCGAACCACCTAAAGAAAATGGAGAGATTTTATGAATGCTCTATTAAACAAAAATCAAAAGGATGTGGGAAATTTTTCACCAACCTATTCAGAGCAAGCCAAGCAACAAACCTTAACCATGTCTAGCCGTGAAATTGCCGAGCTAACAGGAAAAGAACATAAGAATGTTTGTAGGGTTATCCGTGATTTAATTTCAGATCATATTTTAGACGCTCAACTTGAGCCACTTAAATTTGAATATCGCGGACAGTGGTTTGATTATTACGAGTTAAACAAAAGAGATAGTTTTGTTGTGGTTGCTCGTTTATCGCCTGAGTTCACGGCGCATATTGTGGATAGATGGCAAGAGTTGGAAAATCAATCTCCAAAAGAATTAAGCCGTTTAGAAATTTTGCAAATTGCTTTGCATGCGGAAGAGGAAAAACAGGCGCTACAGGGACAAGTACAGCTTCTTGAACCAAAAGCACAAGCGCTTGATGTGCTATCCAATAGTTATGGAACCGAAACACTGGATTGTGCTGCTCACTCAATGGGTATCCAAGCACGTAAAACATTGCGACCTTGGATGAAAGAAAATGGGTGGTTACACAAGGACAAGGATGGCAATTGGAGAGCTTTGGGGCATCGCATTACCGCCGGGCATTTAATTGAAGTGGATCGAGTTTATACAGATTCTCAAGGCTTCCCACAGCACACCATTACGGTTTATATCACGCCAAAAGGCAAAACAGTACTTACAACCAGTCTTATCAAGGCAGGAATGATCAAAGGAGATCGTCATGAAACAACCATCTAAACTTATGTGTCAACTTGGATCATTATCTCGCGGACTGGATAAAGAGAATTCAGAGTTTGAACCAAGATCACGCTACAATCTTGCTTTAAAACTTCGTAAAGTGGTCAAGAATACGCAAAAACTAGAAGAAGAGGAATTTAACGGTTTTTGTATCATCAATAGTGCTCGTGATGCAACCTTGAATCTACTAGATAAATTGGAAACAGATTCTAAGGATGACATTAAAAATAAACTGATTGAGCTTATGGAAATATTGGATGGTGTAGAATGAGTAAATTAAACAAATTGACGTCCGAGGAAATCCAAGCTGAAATAAATAAATTTTATGATGCTGATGAGCACATATCGTTTTCACCAGAATCCATAGCAATTGTATTAGATGTATCATTGTCGTGGTTACAGAAAAAGAGATGTGAAGGTGGTGGAATTCCCTTTTCAAAACTTCATTATCGAAAGATTGTGTATAAAAAATCAGATGTAATAGCTTACATTGAAAAACATAGAGTAAGCTCAACATCACAAATGACGGCGTAAGCCGTCTTTTTTTTGATCAAATAAAAGTAGGCAAATAGTAGGCAATACACACTAAAAAGTAGGCTAAAAACACAAAATAGGCATATGGTAGGCAAAATACTTATAGTTATGAATGCTTCTATATTGTTTCATGAATTTTCATTTATTTTAATTAAAAAACATATATTTAATGTATATTTTCATGTGTTTTAAATCAGTATAATATCGTTTCATATTGCAATAATCTGAAGAAACACTGAGAACTCATCGGGTTCAGGGTAACGACCATGCAGCGGCATCTCTGG